TCCTGGTCAGCTTCGCAGCATGGACGTTTTTCAGGTTATACTTAATCTTGTTACCCATGTTGGTCAAGCCTCCATATCAAAAGAATAAAGGATCTCATAGAACTTTTCGCTCTCGATCCAGGTTTCGGACTTGGTATAAAAAATACCGTACTTGTCCAGCACGGTTTCCACTTTCTGTTCCACCGACAAGTCCTTGTAATCGGTGTACAGTTCGATGTGAACTTCGTTGATTTTGAAATATGCCATGCCGTCCGCAGCAAAGTGGTTGACACCCGGCAGCAAATAACAGATGAAAGGCGGCTCCGGGGATTCACCCTCTGCAAAATGGTCATAGGCAAACGGAATGCCCATTTCCTTGAGCATAGCGAGTAATTTATCCATGTTTGATACACCTCTCAATCTCTTGTTCCAACTGCTGGATGCCTTTCTCTTCAGCCGCTGCGATATGGGGCTGGGCAGCAACCCTGCCACCGCCACGCTTTGCATGACCGAATTCCAAAAGGTGTGCCAGCTGATAGCGGTTGCGGGAATGAACGGTAACCTCCAAGGCACGGGAAGATTCACTGGTCTTTTTCACAGCCCAGCTTTTGCTATAAGCCCCCGTATTCTTGGGAGCAGTCCCTTTGATTTCCTTTTGCACCGTTTTGCCTGCGTTCTGGACAGCGGTTTTCATTCCTTCCGTAGTCAGATCCGCATATTCATTCAGCTGACGCATGACTTCGGATGAAAGGTCCCCAATGTTGATTTTGGAAGCCATACTCAGCACCTCGCTTTCCGGCAGCGGAGTTTGATAGACTTCCGCTTATAACTCATGTGGTCAACTGCCAGAATGTCATATACCGTACCATCAAACAACACTCGGAAACCGGTGTTGGTAATGGCAGAAGCGGCATCGCACCAGCGGAGCGTGAAGCTGGCATTGGTATCGTCCACCGTTAATCCGGCAGATTCATCTTCTTGCCCGGACTCACCGCTGACGGTGCAGGCGCAGGAGTAGTAATCTTCCCAGCGGATCAGATGATTGCCGATGGCATCGCTGTAAGGGATATTCCGCTGAATGGTGATCCTGCGGTTGAGCAGTGCAATATCCATCAGAACCCCTCCTTACGAATACCAAACAGCAATGCTCGAAGCGTGAGCATCAGAGCATGATGGTCAGCCTCTTCACGATGCTCATACAGATATGCCACCGTGTAGAGCATGGCTGTATGAGCATTCTCACCGCTGGCGGCAAACTGGTCTGCATCGTCCATGCGGGCAACATCCATGCACAGCTTCTGTGCAGTAGCAATCAGCCCGGAGATGAGGGCGTCATCATCCGCATAGTCCACACGAAGGTAGTTCTTTGCTTCTTCCAATGTGAGCATCGTGGTTCACCTCCATAATGGTAACGGCAGCACCGCACAAAACGATGCTGCCGCTATTGCTGTTGCGATTACGCAGATGCCTTCATTTTGAGAACCTTGACCGCTTCAGGGAGAACCAGCTTGCCGTCAACACGTTCCTTGGCAACGAAACCGACCATGCCATTACCGGCGAACAGTTCCTTGAGTTCGGCAAAGGAGCGAGTGCCACGGTCACCGATGTTGTAGTAGCTGTAGTCACCGAATGCGATGGCAGGCTTTCCGGCAGCCATCACAGGGAAATAAGGAGAAGTGTATACCTTGTAGCCGAGGATGCGACCGGGTTCACCGTCCTCCACGGAATCGTGCCAGAGAGGATGGCCGTTCTGATCCTTCAACTTGCGGAGCATACCCACAGTCTGGTCATTGGTGAGGAATGCAGCGTTCTTGCGGTAGGGACGCTTGAGGGAGTAAACCAGATCCACCAGTTCGTCATAGGTGACCTTATTGGTGGCGGCAGCGGTTACACCGACTTCAGCGCCACCGTTCTCTGCCAGAAGGCCGAGGGGCTGACCAACACCGGTACCATTGAGGAAGGCATCCTCTTCGGCGTTGGCGAGAGCCTTGGAGAACTGACGGAGGATGTAAGCCTCAAGACCGAAAGCGTTGTCATACAGGAGTTCCTCGGTAACCTTCACGGCAACATGAAGCTTGTGAGCATCCAGGTTGATCTGTGCGAAGGTCGCATCACCAAAGGTGAGAGCCTCGCCTTCGTCAATCCAGGCTGCGGCAGGCTTGGTGGCGGCAATGTTGATCTTGCGCTCACCGGCCGTGGTGATAGTAGTGCCCAGGCGACGGAACACATTGTCCTCTTCCAGGGACTCAATCAAACGGGAATCGTACTCTTCGGGAACGAGGTAGCCGCCATCAGCGTCGATGCCCTCGGAAAGAACATTGGAAATCTGACGGAAGTTGGTGCGGAGTGCCTTGAGCATACCTGCCTTATAAGCATCGGATGCTCGACCGGTCTGAGGCTGCTGACCGCCGGCGGAATTGCCGTTCATGGGCTTGTTGGTGATGGGTTCGGAAGTGGGCTTGGAAAGCTGGGCGTCCATGGCCATCATGGCTTCCATACGCTCGATTTCAGCACCATAGTCCTGGACCTTCTTTTCCATCTGGGCATAGGTCTTGGCATCCTCTTCAGAAAGCAGACCGTCCTTGTCACGCTTGGTTTCAACAAAAGCCTTTGCGGCCTCCCAAGCCTGGTTGCGCTTTGCGCGCAGTTCGTTGATAGTCATATAAAATTACCTCCAGTTTTTGATAAGATTGAGCCGGTCTAAAAAGTCATCGGCTCTGTGTTTGTTGGTGGGTTTGGGTTCGATGGCGCACTTGTGGGCAAGTTTGTCCATAAGGGAATTGACCACATTGGCCTTGGAATACAACATGGAAACCGTAGGAACTTCCATATCCTCGGCTTCACCGGAACGCTTCATGATTTCGTCAGCAAAGCCGAGTTCTACGGCTTTATTGGCATCCATCCAGGTTTCGGCATCCATGAGGTGAGACAGCTTCGCACGGGACAGCCCGGTCTTAATTTCGTAGGCATTGATGATGGAATCCTTAACGCTGCCGAGCATCTCGATGGCCTTCTGCATTTCGCCGGAGTCACCGAAGGCAACGGTCATGGGATTGTGAATCATCAGCATAGAAACCGGGGACATCAGCACCTTTGTGCCGGCCATAGCAATAACGGATGCTGCGGAGGCAGCGATGCCGTCAATCTTGACTGTGACGTTTCCGGGGTAATCCATCAGCATATTGTAGATTTGGGCAGCGGCTACGCAGTCACCGCCGGGGCTGTTGATCCACACGGTAATGTCACCGGAATCAGCCATCAGTTCATCCTTAAACAGCTGGGGTGTGACATCATCATCAAACCAACTTTCCTCTGCGATGGTGCCGTTCAGATGCAGAATCCGTTCCACCGGAGCCGTCTCCGTCTGTGCCTGGTTCTTCCACTTCCAGAACTTCTTCATCGGTTTTTTCCTCCTTTCCGCTATCGTTGGGGGTTCTATTTGCAAAAGCCCCTGCATTACGCATAGGGAGCATATTGCCGTTAATGAGGTACAGGTCGCCACCTTCTTCCGCAGGGATGCGGTCGAGGTTTTCCAGTTCTCGGATGTCATTTGCGGACATCCAACCGTTCTGGCGACCGATGGCATAGCCGTTCATACGGCTCTGATAATCGCCACGGAGCAGACCTTCCAGATTGAACTTCACGAAATACGCAGCCTTTTCATCTGCTGCCAAGAGCGCCCGCATTAGGGACTGCTCCCAGCGGATGACCCAAGGGTCAAGGGTATATTTCACGAATTCCAGGGACTGCTGCTCAATATTAGAAAAGCTCGACTTTTCCAGGTCACCCACCATATGGGGCGGCACTCGGAAAATTCGAGCAATTTCATTGATTTGGAATTTACGGGTCTCAAGGAACTGTGCCTGTTCTGGGGAAATGGAAATTGGTGTGTACTTCATTCCTTCTTCCAAAACAGCAACTTTGCCGGAATTGGAAGATCCACCAAACTGACTCTGCCAAGCATCGCGTACTCTCGCAGGATCTTTGATAGTGCCGGGATGCTCCAACACACCGGAAGGTGCAGCACCGTTGGCAAAGAACTTGGCTCCGAATTCCTCGCAGGCGATAGCCATACCGATAGCGTTCTTCGCCATGGCAATAGGGCTGTAGCCCACAAGACCATCAAAACCGAGTCCGGGAATGTGGAGAACATCAGAAGGTCGAAGTGTGACCGTCTGTTGCTTATCCTGAATAGCCTCGTCATTACCACGGTTGTAGCTGTAGTACAGCTGTCCCTTGGCATCACGCTCCACGGTCATTTTGTTTGGCATCAGCGGATACAGAGCAATGATTTCATTTTTGCCGTTGCGAATGATCTGTGCATAGGCGTTGCCCCAAAGGAGCAGATGGGTCATGAGGGTTTCTCTGAAAACAAAGGAACTCATTTCAGGATTCGGCTCATCGTGGAGCAGTCTGTACAACGGGTGGTCAATGGCTTTTTCTTTGCCACCGTCATCGGTGTATTTGTATAAATGCAATGGAAGCCCTGCCACAGCCTCTGCCAGGATACGGACACAGGAATAAACAGCGGTCATCTGCATTGCAGAGCGTTCTGTCACAGATTTGCCCGAGGTAGTTCCACCCATGAAGAATGTGTAGGTGCTGCCTGCGGTTCTGTTTTGGGGCTTATCTCTGGATTTGAACAACCCGGAAAAAATGCCCATATCACATCACTCCCTTCATATAAACAAAATGCCTCGGCTGTCATAAACCGAAGCACCATTATCGTTGCCACAGCGGATCGCTCGGTCGAGAGCCATTATGGTGGCAACTGCGCCGTCAATCTTTTCTGTGGATTTTTCCTTATCCGGCTTGATATTGCCGGCGGGATCGGTACGGATGAAGATGTTATCCATCATCCATCGGAGGACTGGATGCCCACCGTGGGCGATCTTTTCTTCAAGCACCAGTTTCATCAGTTCTTTTGTGGGTGGAGACATATCTTTGAAGCCCTGTCCGAAAGGCACCACCGTGAAGCCCATGCCTTCCAGGTTCTGCACCATCTGTACAGCACCCCAGCGGTCGAATGCGATTTCACGGATGTTATAGCGTTCACCCAGGCGCTCGATGAATTTCTCGATATAGCCGTAGTGAACCACATTGCCTTCGGTGGTCTGCAGGAAACCCTGTCGTT